ATATCTCTGGAGACGGTAGCGCTTGCAACCGTACCTATTTTTAACTGCGAATCACCGGTAATAGATGTTGTGAGAAAATTCAAAACACCCGCTGCAGAAGAGCAAACGATGTAAGTCCCCTGAAGCCTGGCTCTACCAGCGTAAATTGCGACTGCGGCGTTATTAGCCATTCCTACTGAAATATTAGCTGCTGGCTGCGTATTAACTGCGCCAGCAGTAACAGTCTTAAAATACTTGGTTCCGGTTACCGTAGTAGCAGAACCAAGCATAGTAAGGGTCTCAGTCTGAGCTGCGCCATCAATGTCAGTACCTGTAATCAGAATCGTTTTACCAGCATCACCGGTCCCAGTAGTTGTCACTGTAACCAGGCGAGAATTGGTAAAAGATACTGCACCGCCAGAAGCGTCAGTACCATTGATGGTGAGGGCAGTATTAGGCCGTTGGTTAGCGCCTATTGAAGCAACATCCGCAGCATTAGTGTCGGCCTCAACAAAGAGGGCCGAAGCATCGCTGCCTGAAAATCTAGTGCCCATGATAAGCCTCCAATAGTGGTTTAACGCTCGACAGAGGCCAGGATATAATCAATGGTCATAGTCTTCGCAACTGCTTCGCCATTCTGAATGCCAAAAGAAACAGTCAACTCTTCATCATCAACCGCGTTAGTCAGAGTAAGCTGAGAAGCCACCTGCGCGTCATTGACAAAGATCTTGAATGCACCAGCGCCATCTTGGCCGCCATTTGGATCGTAGTGGAAAGCAACAGTGACAAAAGTGTCATCTGCCATTACGTGAACATCTTCGTTAGAAGTTGCAGCGTTGTCCTTCTCAATATTGAAATCAAGACCAGTTGATCCGTCAGCTTTGATGAAGTAAAAACCATCAGTAGTGTCTAGCGGAGTGGTATCAGTAATACCAAGGCCCATCACAAAGTCGGACTGAGTTGCGTCACTTACCTTGAATCGCGCTTTGAAGAACATGTTCTTGCTTGCGTCATACTTAAAGGCTTCGCCCTTGAGCTGCAAGAAATCAAGATCATTGTCACCAGCTGCGTTTGTAATAAGCAACAAGCCGCCAGATCCTGAAGCCAAGGCTTCTGTCGCGCTTCCTGTACCAGCTTCTGTGGTGGTGATAGTCCACTCATCAGAATGATAGGTAAAGAAGTCGTTGGCGTAAGTCACATACTTGAACGGGTCCAGGTACGGAAAGTCATATAGCGGGTTTCCAGCAACTTGGTTGGAAACACCATTTCTAAAGTGTGTAGTAGGCATAACAGTTATCCTCGATTAACCAGCGCATATAGCGCCATTAAGCTACTTATACAGCAAATACTCGCTTGGCCGAATGCTGTTGTTTAATCCAAGTCTCCAAAGTATACCACCAATATTTAAAAACGCGCAAAAAAAAAGGGGAGCCATAAGCCCCCCTTTCCTTTTCACTAACTTAGAGTTATGCGCCTTGCGACCCATAAATACCACGCCAGTCAGAGAAACCAAACGAATAACGCTCACGCGCCTTGTATCGAATGTTTCCTGTGCTGAAGTCGGGCTCCATATTAGTCTCCATCGCAGTACGCTGGAACATCTTCAGACCTTCGCCACTTTCAGTAACGGAAGTCAACAAGAAGAAGGCGTCTGGGTCAGTCAGATAATGATTGACCGTGTAGCCACCAGGCAATACGCCTGTGTTCTTGATAGCGTTGATGTCGTTGTCAGCAGTACCTGAACGCAGTTGCGAGTTCAAGATACGGTCAGCAACAAACACCAGCTGAGGAGGTACAACCAACTTAGTAGCCTGGACCGAAACAGTAAGACCCTTATCATCGGTAAATGTGCTGATATCAATCAGAGCATCTTCCAGGGAAGTTTCGTTCAAGTCCGCCATAGTGGTTGCACGGTTAGCCGCAGTACCACCGCCAGCCAATGGGTGAGCAGTGTTAATCATAGATACACCGTCTCCTCCAGTGAAGCTCGCAGAGAATGCGTTGTTAAGTACGTCAGCACCCTTTACCTCTTTGGTGTTAGCCATAGAGCGAGCGAGAGCTTTAACATAGCGCTTACCGAGTGAGTCATAGAGGTTATCCTCTACAGCTTCGTCAGTCAGTGCGAATGCCAGAGCAATCGTATCGTGGGTGTAACGTGCTGAGTAAGACTCAGATGCGTTGTCAAAAACAACACCCTGGCCTTCTGTCTTAGTTGGGGCTGAACCGAATCCGGTAATCAACACCTCTTCTTCAAAAGCACGCTGAGAATCTTCAATCGCAAAGATCTCCTCATACTCTTTCTCGTAGCTGTCGTAGCTCATGCCGAAGAGACTGTTTAGCCCAGGTTCCAACTCTTTTGCGAGTTGAGCTCTTGAAATAGCCATTCTTTACTCTCCTTATTAAGCTAAGCCAGCGCCTTTCACACCCATAATGTGGTTCTGAATCACCACCATTACGTTTGTGTTAGCACTCGCTACGTCATCGTTATCGGGATCCTGGGAAATGTCGATAGCCTTGAGAGGTAACGTGGTAGCAGTTGCTCCCGTAGTTACGTCTAGCTCAACATTGCTGCGTCCAGAAGCTGTGTCACCAACAGTTGCTTGATCGACAATATCGAAGTTTCCGAACAAGTCAGCAACTGGGAAAGCTGCGTCTGCTTGTACTTCAAATACGGTATCGGGATCGTCAATTACAAATGCGATGATGTCACTCTGTACGATAGCACCAGGGTAATAGTTGCTGAACACTTGCTCACCAGAGGTGGGGTCCGTGTACTGACAACCGTTAAATACTCCTACAACAGGAACAGTGCTTGAAGCAGCTGCACGCTGAACCGTTCCGCCGGTTAGCTGTTTTACCAGATCACCTTGGAAAATTGCGTTGGTTTCATTAGACGCAATTCTATAACGGCTCTGGCCACCTGAGTAAGGAGCTCCGCCCATCATGCGGGACGGCTTTAAACCAAATGCGGCATCTTTATTGCTCATAGGTCATTTCCTCGTTTATCTTCTGCCAAAGGTTACTTGGGTATCCCTCTTTGGATCATACTTGACATAACGACCGTCTTTCTGAGCATCTCCAAACATATTATTGTCAAGAGCGTCTTTTGCAGCTTGAGTCTTACCTTCGTAATATTCGCGCCGCTCGGCAATCGTTTCATCAGGAATCTTCGCAAGAAGAAGGCCCTCGTTATATATGACTCCCATATGTCTGCCATTATCCATAGTCGGTAGGCTTTCAGCCCACTCTGGAGGAAGATCTGAGCCTTTAACAAGCTCCCATCCTTCTCTAATGCGGCGAGAGACATTACTTCTGTCTTCCGCTCCCAACATGGATTCCCGAATCCACCGGTAGGTATAACCAGGTGGTGGTTCAGGCGTTTCCAGCTTTCTTACAGGACGCCACGGTTTACGTCGAGTCTGATTATCGTGCGCTCCACTTTCACGCGAGGTGCGATTACTTTTTGATTCTGCCATGTTACATCTCCTCCCTTGCCGAGATTTTTTGTTTCTCTTTAGCTACGTGCCGCAACCATGTATCCATATCCATGTTATGCGGTTTTAAGCCACGGAGGCGTTCCACTTCAGAGTTACTAAAAGTAACACCGCTCCTGTTGCCTCGTGTTTGTTGCCGTCCGCCTGGTGAGGCGGAGGAAGAGACTCTTTGCACGGCGGGTCTGCTTCCATTTTGTACAGCTTTGTTATTGCCTGGTGTGGCATTAACAAGTTTAGGATATACTTTTCCAACCCGACTGTCCAATTCACCGTAATAGTCATCACTATCAGGCTCAAATCCTTCGTTGATTAAATTGAAGTGGGTGAAGTAAGCATACTGGGTTGCTTGGAGATGTTCTTGATCTTCTCCATTGCCATACCATTGATTTCTTTCGTGCCAGGTCAACGCTTGTTCAGTTGGCTCTGCAGTAGCTGGTTGTGCTTGCTGCTCCTCATATGCCTGATACTGACCTTGATCCTGGTACTGCTGAGCTTGAGCCTGGGCTTCTGCTTGGGCAGCTTGCTGCCTGGAAGCCTGGACCCGAAGGCGCTCTTTCTGAATCGACATGTCATTTTTAAGCGTAGTCGCTTTAGACATTAATTCAGGATCACCACTAGCAACGGCCTTCTTGTACAGGTCGTCAACTTGGGCTTCTTTTGCTTCAACCGCTTCGGCTTCTTTTGATAAAACCGTCTGGTCTTGCTGGGCGGTATAAGCTCGATATTGCTGCAGCTCTCGCTCTTTAGCCAGGGCAATTTGCTCCAACTGTGCAGCTCGCTCTTCTGCCTGCTTATTCTTGGCGTTGAGCTTGTTAATTCTTTTGCTGACAGACTTGGTGTAATTTTCCAGCTCATCTTCACTGCTGGATTTTACCTCTTCACCTTCAGGTGGATCGTCAACAATTTCAATTTCTAAATCTTCATTTTCTTGCAGTTCTTCTGCCTGGTTGTTCTCAATCATCGGAAGCTCACTATGTCGTCAGGGTCAAGGATGGTACCAATGACCTCATCGTCATTGATAATGCGGACTTCTGCGCCATCTTCCAACTTGAACCTAGCGCCAGAATATCGACCAATGAGAACCCATTCTTTTTCAACACACCAAGGCTTTTCACCATACTTCGCCGTATCGTTATAACAAAGAGGACCCATCTTCACGACATAAGCGACAACCGTTGCAAGCGCCTCTCTGTCTAGGGTTTCCTTTGTAAGGGCAATGCCACCTTTTGTCTGAGCTTGGCCGGCATAAGGAAGAACAAGCATCCTCCAACCAGTCGGGGTTGGCATGCGGTCAATCAAGCTCATGTCCAATAGGCTTGGATCT